GTAAGGGCATAAAATGAGCTATTCCGGCACTGTAGGACTCACCAAAATCTCGGTCCAAGACATGATCGATGATGGTGCTCGTAGTGCCGGTAAACTCGCGGAAGAGCTAACGGTCGAGCAAGTACAGGCTTCAAAGCGATTCTTGTATTACCTGCTGTCTGATCTGGTGAACATCGGAATTCAATATTGGTGCATTGACAGCAAAGTGTATGGTCTTAAAGCCGACCAGAATGTCTACGATTTGCCCCTAGGTGCAGTAGACACTCTAAATGTGCTGTATCGGAACATGAACCGACCCACGCCAAATGCCCTCGGCGGTTATATTTCGTCGCCGATCGCCCCGGGTTATAACTTAGCGAGTGCATTCGATTCTGATGTCGAGACCAAAGTAGTGCAGTCAGTTACCAACGGATTCCTCGGTATTAACTACGGGCTTGATAACGAGATATATGCGGGTTCGATTGGGATTCTACCGGGTACTTCGGGATCGTTCCATATCCTGCTTGAAGTGTCTTCTGACGGCACAAACTGGACCCTCCTTAAAGACTGTGGTATCGAGACGTGGGTCGATAATGAGTGGTTATGGTACCAGATCGAACCCGGCGCGACGATTCAGTATTACAGAATGCGCGAAACGGGTGGAAATACCTTATCAGTCCGCGAATTTTATGTTGGAAATATGTCTCGTGAAGTGCCGATGGCACGCTTGAACCGCGATGATTTTACCAACCTGCCGAATAAGAATTTCACCGCGAATCAGCCGTACCAGTTCTGGTTAAATCGTACTATTCCGACGGCCCAGATTAACCTCTGGCCGACCCCGAATGACCCATTCATTCAGATGGTCGTATGGTATTCGAGGCAGATTCAGGATGTCGGGCAGTTATCAGGTGAGCTTGAGATACCTCAAAGATGGTATCTGGCCATTCAGTCGATGCTCTCCCATAGGATGTCGGTAATTCTACCGGCGGTCGATTTAAACCGGATAGCATATCTGAAAGCCGAAGCGGCAGAGTGTTTGAATCGAGCGGAGCAGGAAGAACGCGACAAATCGCCGATTTACTTTGCTCCGAATATCTCGGTATACACGAGATAATCATGCCGATATTTTTAGATACCCTTGGATATTCGTCGATTGCCATTGCGGTGTGTGATCGATGCAAGATGAAGCGCCCGCTGGCCACTCTGAGCGCGGATTTTAACTTCCCAGGGCTTCGGGTGTGCGATCAGGGGTGCAAAGATGAGTTCGACCCCTATCGACTGCCTGCCCGGAAGACCGAGAGGATCAATCTGCGGTTCCCGAGACCTGATGTGAGTGTCGCGACGGATCCAAATGACTTGATCACGGGTCCTTACGGTGGTTACGCGATATCCACCGAGGGCAACACGAACACGATCCAGAACGACGGAAACCTCGACGGTATCGAAAGCACTCCGTAAATGGCCAATGTACAGATATCACAACTACCTGCAGCCAATCCCCTAACCGGGGATGAACTCGTCGCGGTCGTACAGAGTGGTATCACAGTTCGCACGACCACCTCGCAGGTCGCCGGAAGCCCTTCACAGCAACAGACGTTTCTCACTAAGAATCTCGAGACGTCTCTCCCGAATTCTCAATACCTATCGACTGGTGCCGGGCTTACTTTACAGAGTGGTGGAGCGCAATCGTACCTCCGTGTAGCACTCACCGATGCCCCGGCGAGCCTCGTCGCGGTATCTCCCGGGCTTTTGGCGAAGGTAGATGCGGCAAATATAGCTTCCCGTACATTGACGGCCTCCGGAGCCGGTCTCTCGGTTACAAACGGTGATGGTATCGCGGGTAATCCGACGTTCACACTAACCGGGATTGCCGCTGCAGTCGCGAATCTTGGCGGCACCGGCATCATGGCGATCAACGGTGGCACTACAGTAGGGGGTGTCCAGATACTCGGGACCACCGGTCAGATCGCGGTTGCAAATGGGAATGGTTCTGGAAACCCGACGATCAGTCTCGAAAACACGACGGTTACTCCCGGCAGTTACGGATCAGCATCAAATATCATCAGCCTCGGCGTGGATGCGCAGGGAAGGCTGGATGGCGCTCTAACTAATCTGTTGCCATCTCAGACGTCACAAAGCGGCAAAGTGTTGGCCACCGACGGCACGAATACATATTGGGCTGCAGCGGGCGTAGGCTCAGTGACATCTGTAAATGTGTCCGGCGGTTCGACCGGACTCACGACGTCGGGTGGTCCGATTACGACGGCGGGGACGATCACTCTTGGTGGCACGCTGAATGTACCGAGTGGCGGTACGGGGGCTACGGCTTTAACCGGTTATGTGGTTGGGAATGGCGCGTCCCCGATGACCGCCTCGGCGACTGTTCCGACGGCTGATTTATCGGGTACGATCACCAACGCACAGTTGGATAACAGTTCGGTCACGATTAATGGAAGCAATGTAAGCCTCGGTGGATCGGTGACGATTACCGCTGCGGCACCCAATGCACTGACGATCGGCACTGGGTTATCTGGCGGATCGTACAATGGGTCTTCGGCGGTTACGGTCGCAATCGACTCTTCGGTCGTGACGCTCTCGGGTAGTCAGACCCTAACCAACAAGACGATTGCTGGCAACCAGAACACATTCTCAAACATCCCGAATAGTTCGCTGGATAATTCGGCGGTCACATTTAACGGTCAGACGGTAGCTTTGGGTGGTTCAGGCACGATCACCGCCGCGACTCCTAATTCCCTGACCATCGGCACTGGGTTGAGTGGTACGAGCTTTAATGGTTCCTCGGCAGTGACGATTGCGATTGACTCGACTGTCGCGACTCTCACTGGCACACAGACGCTGACAAACAAGTCGATCTCGGGTGCGACCAACACATTATCAAATATCCCGAATGTGGCACTCGATAATTCGTCGGTGACGATCGGTACGACCGCCGTATCTCTTGGCGGAACCACTACGACCTTGGGCGGTCTGACTTCAGTCACAGTTACACAAGATCCGACTTCGGCGCTGCAGTTGGCCACTAAACAATATGTCGATGCCGTCGCTGAGGGTCTACACATTCATGCAGCTTGCGCGGCAGCGACTACGGGGACTCTGGCGTCGATTACCGGCGGTACGGTTACCTACAACAACGGCACGGCGGGGGTAGGCGCTACGCTGACTTTGTCAAACCCGCTGACGATTCTAGATGGTTACACCCTGCAGCCGACTGACCGAATTTTGGTCAAGAATGAAGCCACGCAGGCAAACAACGGTATTTACACTTGGGCAACCGGTGGAACGGTACTGACTCGGGCGACGGATTTTGACACCTCGACTGAGATCGCGAGTGGCGATTTCACGTTTGTGTCGAATGGCAGCCTGTACGCGAACACTGGCTGGGTGCAGATTGATCCGGTGACCGTTGTAGGTACCGACCCGATCGTATGGCAGCAGTTCTCCGGGGCTGGAACGTACACGGCGGGTACCGGACTTACCCTCACCGGCAGTCAGTTCAGCATCACGAATACTGGTGTCACTGCGGCGGCTTATGGTTCGTCGTCGGCAGTAGGCACCTTTACAGTCAACGCCCAAGGACAGCTGACTACTGCGGCGACGGTGCCGATTTCAATCGACGGCAATCAGATCACCTCGGGGACTGTCGGATCGAGCTACATCAGCGGCTCATATACCGGGATCACCGGGGTAGGTACGCTGACGGCGGGTACATGGAACGCCACACCGATTGCAAATAACTATCTGGCGAACTCCAGCATCACGATCAATGGCAGTTCGGTGAGCTTGGGCGGTAGTGTGACGGTTACTGCCAACACTCCTAATTCGGTCACTTTTGATAATTCGGGTGCCGGGGCAGCATCAGGTACTACCTTTAATGGGTCGGTTGCTTACACCATCAGCTACAACACGGTTGGCGCGAGCCCTCTGGCAGGGTCGACGAGTTTTACGACCGCCGGGACCATCACTACGGGTACTTGGAACGCGACCACCATCACCACCACTTATGGGGGCACTGGTCTTTCTAGTTACACCGCCGGTGATATATTATTTTACTCGACCGGTACCGCGCTGTCGAAGCTCGCGATAGGTACCAATGGCCAAGTGTTGGTTTCCAGCGGGACGGCACCCCAATATGTAAACCAGTCTACCCTGTCGGTCGGATCCGCGACGAACGCGACCAATGTGGGGGTAACTGCAAGCAACGTCAATGCTTCATTCTACCCGACATTCGTGAGTAGTACCACCGGTAATCTACCCATTGCTGTCGATGCAGATTTGACTTATAATCCTTCTTCAAACACGCTCACCACTGGTACTGTGGTGGCCACTACCGGTATATTCGGAGGTACATTCTAATGGCGCAGACTGGATTCACGCCGATATCGCTGTACTACAGCACGACTGTCTCGGCTGCTCCGACCGCTGGGAATCTGGCAAATGGCGAGTTGGCAATAAATATTACCGACGGCAGGCTGTTTTACAAAGACAATCTGGGCGCGGTACAGGTACTAGCTACCAAGGGCACCGGTTCTATTGGTGGATCGAACACGCAAGTTCAGTTCAACAATAACGGCGCTCTAGGTGGGTCGGCGAACCTGACATGGAACGGCACGATACTGACCTCAACCGGCTTTTCAGGCCCGTTGAATGGAACAGTGGGCGCGACAACTCCAAGCACAGGCTCATTCACGACATTAGCTGCGAGTTCGACGGTATCGGGCACCGGCTTTACTAACTACTTTGCCTCGCCTCCACCAATTGGCGGAACTCTTGCTAACACTGGTGCGTTTACTACGCTAACGGCTTCTGCTGATTCCTCGTTTACGTCCACAGGTGCTGTATTAATTAGCAAGGGTACGACGGGTCAACAGCCGGGAAGTCCTGCCACCGGGATGATTCGTTATAACACCACAACGAGTCAGTTTGAGGGCTACAGCGGTTCTACTCCGGCATGGAAGTCTATCGGTGGATCAGCTTTATCTAACGATACGAGTACCGCTAGCACCTTATATCCGGTCTTTGCAGGGGCGACAACTGGTACGGCTGAGAACTTATATACCTCGAACGCTAAACTGCTCTACAAGCCTTCTACGGGCGAATTGAGTGCATCTATTCCAAGGGCTTCGAACGGTATCTTTGTGAACACAGCGACGGTATCTACGAGTTACACGGTAGCAACAGGCGATAACGCGATGTCTGCGGGTGTTATTACGATTGCCAACGGTGTCACGGTAACGGTATCTGATGGCTCACGTTGGACTGTAGTGTAAGGATAGAACATGGCAACGACGATAACAGCGGGTAATGCGACGAACGGTGCTGCGATTAGCAGCGACAACACCGGGATACTGGAACTGAAGTCGGGTACAGGGTCAGGTACGACTGCGGTCACGATTGGCACGAACCAAGCGGTGACGTTTGCTGCTGGAACGACGATTAACGGCATTACAGTCGGGCGGGGTGGTGGCGCTGTCGCTACCAACACTGCGGTGGGTGCGAGTGCATTGGCGGCGAATACGACTGGCTTACAGAATACGGCTATTGGACAACTTGCTGGTGCTTCTAATACGACGGGCATTAATTCGACTGCCGTAGGTCGTTCTGCGATGTACCTCAACACAACTGGTGGATACAACACAGCAGTAGGATCTGCCGCGTTGGAGTCGAATACCACAGGCAATAACAATACTGCCTTGGGTATGCAATCGCTTCTATCCAATACCACCGCTTCCAACAACACGGCTGTTGGGTATCAAGCGCTTTATACCAACACTACTGGCACTATCAATACCGCATTTGGTGTTGCTGCCCTTCTTAACAACACTACCGGCAATCACAATACTGCTATCGGCTCATTTTTGTCTGGCACTACGCTGGCAGCGCTACAGAACAACACCACAGGGCAATTTAACGTCGGTGTGGGTAACGGTGCATTAGGTAGTAATACCACCGCCTCTAACAACACGGCGATAGGTTATCAGGCGGGATATAGCATTACAACGGGCGCTAGTAACACAACATTGGGGTATAGAGCGCTTACAACTAACATTACCGGAGAAAGAAACGTTGCTGTCGGTGATCAAGCAGGGTTTAATGCAACGGGTAGTTTTAACACATTTGTTGGGGATGATTCTGGATACAACACCACAACTGGCACGTTTAATACGTTTATCGGTCAGGGTTCAGGCGAGTCTATAACGACAGGCTCCAAGAACAGCATCTTAGGAAAATACAGCGGCAACCAAGGCGGCTTAGACATTCGCACAGCAAGCAACTACATCGTGCTGTCGGATGGGGATGGGAATCCCATAGCATTTGGTAATAGAAGTGGAACAAGTTCTGATTTTTCTGTAAATGCATTTGGTGGAAATTCATCGTTTTCATTAAAAAATTCGAATGTTTTGAAGTGGACATTCTGGAACGATGCTGCAAACAGTGACAGGTTAAACATTACGGATTCTGATTACTCAAACGGTGTATCAATTACTCAAAACTCAAATGCTTGGGGCGCTTACTCAGATGAGCGTTTGAAGCAAAACATTGCTCCAATTTCATCTGGTATTGATGTTGTTGCCCAACTTGAACCAGTAACTTACGAGTGGAAAAACCAAGGGAAACCAGACGTTGGCTTTATTGCTCAACGAACAAAATTGGCAGCGCCAATGGCCGTTCTTGGTGAAGAAGAAAATTTCTTTATTGATGAAGAAGGTCGTGCTCGCGGTGCAATGTCAATCATGCACGACAAGTTGATTCCTTATTTGGTTAAGGCCATCCAAGAACTCAACGCACAGCACGCTGCGCTAAAAGCAGAATTTGACGCATACAAGGAAGCACACCCATGAACGACATTACAGCAGAACAAATCGCGCAGCACTACTCAGCAGCGATGGACAGCGTAAACCTCATCAATGCGGGTAAGCCCGAATACATGACCGACGAAGAGTGGGCAGATTGCTTGGCAAGGAACCGCGAGCATCTACGCATCATGCTGGCAAAAGATTTTTGGACTAACGAAGATTGCGACGTTTGTGACTAGCCCTACGACGGTACAAGCAGGAACAGCAGCGGCTCCGAGTATTACGACATCAGGTGATACCAACACAGGTATTTTCTTCCCGGCAGCAGATACGATTGCGTTCACCGAGGGCGGCGTTGAGTCTGCGAGAATTGACGCTAATGGCACATGGACATACCGTGCTTCTACGTTAGCGTCTTATCAATGGACTGCATGGAATCCCTCCGACATACTTGGAACGACAACTACTGCCCCATCTACAGGAACGACTGACGATAGCAACTACGTCACAATGTCGAATTCATCCGGCACATTGACGGTTACTTTTGATGTTGCTGGAACATATTTGGTCTGCATTAATGGTATCGCGTTTCACGCCAATGCTTATATCTACGATACTTTTTATACCAACTTAGGTGGTACTGCAACGCGAAGAATTGGTAGGGACGACCCGAATAACTGGGGAGACGGCACGAATGACGGGAATATGTCTATAACAACATCTTTTTATGTGAGTGCTACAGCCAGTCAAACGCTTACGATTCAGCCACGATACAGGGTTTCTGCTGGCGGTGGAACTGCCAGCCAACATACAGCGTATTGCAACGCAACTATCCAGTATTGCGGAGGCTAACATGACACCAGAATGGGAACTAAGAAGAATCCGTAATGCTCACTTGCGTGAATGTGACTGGACACAGTTTGCAGACTCACCACTAACGGCAGAGCAAAAGCAAGCATGGGCTACATACCGTCAAGCGTTAAGAGATTTGCCAACAAATTCAACACCATCGTTTGATGAGAATAATCAGTTGGTAGGCTATGTACAGGAGCATAACCATGCCACTCGTACTAGACGGCACAAACGGAGTCAGCGGCGTAGATGGTACTGCGTCCAACCCGTCCTATGAAGGCACAGACAGCAACACGGGCATCTTCTTCCCTGCTGCGGATACGGTAGCTATTGGTACAGGTGGTACTGAAGCGTTGCGGGTAAATAGCTCGCAGAACGTGGGGATTGGTAAAAGTTCCGCAATTACGAACTTGGATGTGCTAAATAATATTATGGCAAGACCAGCAGCGACATCTGGTTCTGGCGAACTTATTGCCGCAGCATCAGATTATCTGTCTTTGCCTTCATACACCAACACAGCACTTAGGCAGTATGGCTCTACTGCAACTGGCACATTCTACGGACTTACTAAAGCTAGTTTAGGAATACTAGAATTTGTTAATACAAGCGCCGCCGTGGTTGGTACAAACGGTAGTGCGCCAATTGTTTTTGCTACTGCTGGCAACGAACGCATGCGTATCGACTCCAGCGGTAACGTGGGGATTGGTACGACTACGATTATTCCCGGCAATTCCGTTACTTTAAGTAATAGCAGAGTATTGGGATGGCTTAACGCATCTGGTAATTTTTCAACGACAGCTGGCTCTCAAATTTTTAAGTTTAGTGATAACAATCTGTATATTGATAATCTTGATGCCAGCACCAGCATAATTTTTCGAAGAACATCAAATACGGAAAGTATGCGTATCGACGGATCAGGATTTACGCAGTTCAGCAGCAACCTTGTCATGCCGTATCAGGGTGCGCCGACATCTAAAGCGGCAGCAGCAACACTCACAGGTGCTGAATTAGTTACTGGCATTCTGAACACTACTGGCACGACTTACACCATCACGCTGCCTACGGGTACTAACATTGAAGGTGCGCTGACTTGGGCAGGTAACAACGTCTGCTTGGACTTTTTCGTAATCAACACCGCATCCGGCACGATTACGATTGGTGCTAACGGCAACACAACACTTGGCGCTCTCACTATTGCAACAGGCACATCAGCGCACTTCCGTATTCGTAGAACTGCGGCTAATACTTTCACCGTTTATCGTTTATAAGGAAAAACTCATGGCAGCTACTTTTACTTGGTCTGTGACCGCTATGGACTGCATCCCTAATCAAGATGGAAATACAGACGTAGTAAGTAACGTGCATTGGGCTTGTTCAGGCACAGACGGACAGTATTCAGCTTCTGTATACAGTACTTGTGGACTAGGCTTTGAGGGGGGTGACTTTACGCCTTACGACCAGTTGACACAAAATCAGGTTCTAAGTTGGATATGGTCATCCGGTAGCGTAGATAAAGACGTGACTGAGGCTGCTGTTGAACAACAAATTCAAAACCAAATCACACCTTCTATCGTTACTCCTCAACTACCTTGGAGTGCTGCATGACTTTTGAATTAGACCAAAACGAAGCGCAGTTTATCGTACAGGTAATCGGCAACCTGCCAACGCAGTCAGGAGCGCATCCTCTGTGGCAGAAGCTGGTAGCACAGTTTAACGAGCAAGTACCGCCAAAGCCGGAGGAAGTAAATTGACCCGCTGACCCTACTCGCTGCGGCTAATGCCGCTGTTGCCGCAGTAAAGGCTGGATGCAAACTTTACAAAGACATCAAGGGCGCAGCGGGTGATGTAAGCGACGTACTGAAAGACTTAAAGGAGCAGTACAACAAGATAGTAGACCCGACGCCTGTACAGAAGCAACAATATCTGGCGGAGGTTGAACGAGTTCAACAGATAGCAAAGGCTGACCCGAACGACGTGTTCACCGACATCGGTACTCAGTTAGGCGCGTTGATGGATACCCATGACGAGATTGCCAAGCTGTTGTTGAAAGAGCAGTTGGAAGCAAAGACGGTATACAAAGGGGATGACAGCGTGGGTAAGCGGGCATTGCGCCGGATACTGATCAACTCAAGGCTCGATGCGATATGGGCCGAGGTTAGAGAAACTATGGTGTACAAGGCCCCACCGGAGTTGGGTGCGCTCTGGAGCAAGTTCGATGAGATGCGGCAGGAGATTATTGCCGAGCAGGAGATAGCCCACGCAGAGGAACTGAGACTAGCGCAGATAGCAACATGGCGACGCAGAAAAAGAATAGCGGAAATCAGGGCAAAGGCAATGTGGGTTTCGGCAGTACTCTTCGTAATAGCATGGGCGGTGGGTCTAATGTGGCTAACGACAAGAAGCATGATTACGAGAACGTCCCTTGGTCACTGATTGTCGTAGTACTCACCGTGGTGCTGATGTTCTTTATCGTCATGCCAATCTTGGCATTTATGTACTACGACATGTACTACGCGACACAGGCGGCGGTGCATGAGGTGAGGAAGATGCGGGAACTGCGCAAAGAGATACAGATTGAGAGGATGTACGGACAATGATCACGCTGGCACAGTTTAAGAAGTTCCTGCCGAAGAATAAATATGCGGACCAGTGGTATGCCGCACTGTGTGGACCGCAAGACGAATTCGGAGGCAGTTCACTGCTTGATGAGTATGACATCAACACACCAAAAAGGATCGCCGCATTCCTCGCGCAGTGTGGTCATGAGTCGGGCGGGTTCGTGTTCCTCACCGAGAATTTAAATTATAGAGCGGCGGGTCTCCGTCGAGTATTCCCTAACTATTTTAAAACTGATGAGATCGCAGCGAGTTATGAAAGAAAGCCTGAAAAGATTGCAAACCGAGTATATGCCAATCGAATGGGTAATGGTGACGAGTCTAGCGGTGATGGGTATCGCTATTGCGGTCGCGGTCTCATTCAGCTCACTGGGCGAAATAATTACCAAGCATTTGCGGATAGTCTAGAGATCAATATCCAGGACGTTCCGGCTTATCTCGGGACTTTCGAAGGTGCCGCACAAAGCGCGTGCTGGTTCTGGGAGACTAATAGATTGAACCGTTTCGTGGACGCGAATGATTTCAAAGGCTTAACCAAGGCGATCAACGGCGGGTATATAGGACTTGAAGACAGGGAGCATCATTATGAAGTGGCGCTTAGTATTTTTAGTAGTGACACTCGCTTGGCTTAGTGCATGTGACCAGTACAGGTACCCATGCCAAAACCCCGAAAATTGGGAAAAGAAAGAGTGCAAGAGACCATATTGTAGCAGTACCGGCACCTGCCCAGACCAATTAGTGAAACCGGAAGAAGTGAAGGTAGAGACCAATGAACCCGCTAAAACTGATCAGCCAGTTCCTTGCACTAACTCAGGAACAACACGATGCGGTAATTAAGTTCTGTATCGCGGTGACTTTTTGCTTCACGGTGGTGATGATGGTCGGTATTTCGCTTTACAGCGTAGTATGGGTCACTCAACCGATGACTGGGATGGCACCTGCGGATAAACAATTCTTCCTTATCCTGTCGGATATGTCCAAGTACATCCTCGGATCGCTTGCTACACTCTTGGCGGTGAAAGGCAAGGATGCGCTGCCGCAATTCGTGCCGCCTAACCTAAGCACCGAAAAAGAACGGTCGGATACCCCTATTCCACCTGCTCCTAAAGCTGCCGCACCCGCCCAGACTCCGGTGCGCCGTATGGAACCGACGATTGATCCAGTAACTACAACCTCGCCGGTTATCACCGGTTATGGCGGCAAGCCCGCACCCGTTCAACCCCCTCACCCGGAGATCGAATGATGAAGACTATTCTTGCCGCAGTTTTAATGATGCCGCTCGTCGCGTTCGGGGGTGGCGAAATCAAGAAGGTGTGTCGCGAAGATCCCAAGACCAAGAAACAGGTCTGCCGGGATGTCAAGGTTCATAAGAAGCTCGACGGCACCAAGATCCCGCCGAAATGAATCCTTGGTTAATACTCGCTTTCGTGCTCGCGGTAGGTACTGCTGCCGGGGGCGGGTATTTCAAAGGACACTCGGCAGGTAAAGCCGAAGTGCAACAGGCGTGGGACCGAGAAAAGGCTGAACAGTACGCGGCTTATGCCAAAGGACAAGAAGAGGCCCGCCGTCGTGAGCAAGAGATGCAACAGGCAGCGGATCGCCTGAGGAGAGAGAAGGATGCGGAAATCAAAAATATTAATGCTCGGTCTGCTGCCCTTGCTAATCAGCTGCGGGACCGTCCGGAGCGCCCCGCCCAAGATGGTTCCGTGCCCGGTGCCGCCCGATCTTGCGTTGGAGCCTCCGGTAAGGAACTGGCAAGGTCAGATGGAGAATTTCTTGCAGGGTACGCTGCCGACGCAGCCAGACTCCAAGCCGCCCTCGACCAATGCGTCAAACAATACAACGCCATCAGGAACCGTTAAAAAATGAGGAAAAAGACCATGGAATCGCCAATTGTAGCGACTTACAGCCTCTCCAAAGACGAAATACAGGAACTGGTCGCGGAAGCGGCCCGATTGGGTGCAAAACAGGCCCTATACGACATCGGCCTACACGACGATGAGGCGGGAACTGATGTCAAGGAATTAAGATCCCTACTTGACTCTTGGAGGTCTGCCAAAGCGGTCGCTTGGAAGACAGTCGTGCAGACGGTGACGGTCGGACTGTTGAGCCTTTTGGCGGTCGGCCTGTACTTCAAGAACAAATGATTTTGCATTGGCGTAATGCGAAAGATATGGTATAATTCGGTGGCGCACAACCGTATGAAAGGACGACCATGCCTGCGGCTGCGGTAATGACATATGATTCATTGGTCGCGGATATCCAGTCCTATCTTGAACGTACGGATACGGCGACGATTGAGAAGATCCCGACATTCATCATGCTGGCTGAGCAAGCGCTCGCGGCAGATATCAAGTTTCTCGGGAATCTGACTGTTAACGAATCTACCATGGTGACTGGTGATCCGGTGATATCCAAACCGGCCCGGTGGCGAAAAACCGTGTCCATGAACGTCACTGTGGACGGCGAAAAGTCACCAGTCACGGTTCGGAAGTATGAATATCTGCGCGAGTATTGGCCGGATGCGACGAGCACTGACGTTCCTAAATACTACGCCGATTATGATTACACTCATTGGTTGGTAGCACCAACACCGGCCAGTAATTACACATTTGAAGTCCTGTATTATGAGCGTGTTCAACCGCTCGATTCGTCTAATCAGGTAAACTGGTTCACCGAGTACGCGCCCCAAGCATTGTTATACGGATGCTTACTTCAGGCGATGCCGTTCTTAAAGAATGATCCTCGTGTTCCATTGTGGCAGCAAATGTACAACCAATACGTGGCTACCCTCAAAAATGAGGACGTCATGCGTATTGCCGATCGTCAAGCTATCGCACAAGACTCATGAGCTATACATCCCCGTTTACTGGAAACGTAATCCAGCCGACCGATGTCTCATTCCGGTCATTCTCGATGTCTACCGACGTCGTGCTCTCTTGGCCCATTAATGGTAGCGCGACGGATGACTACGCCGCCCGCATTATGGAGGTTACGGCGACCACCACCGGATTAAAGCTTTACATGCCACCGGCCAGTCAGACGTCGGTAGGTACCGATGCTCTGATCCGAAATGTGGGTGGCAACGCGTTTACTGTGGTGAAGTCCGACGGGTCCACGATTATATCGATCGCCGCTGGTGTCGCGCAGTATATATACATCACCAACAATTCGACCGAAGCGGGTGTATGGGGTATTATCGCTTTCGGTACCGGCACATCGTCGCCCGATGCGGCTACACTTGCCGGATTGGGGTTGGTGGCGTCATCCAGTACCTTAAATCAAGCGCACCCCACTTCGGTCTTGACTTCCGGGTATACGTTTGGCGGTACTGACCGTGCACAAACCAAAGTGTGGGGTGGTGGTACTGGAACATTCACTTTACCTGCAGCGGCAGGTCTTGGTAATAACTGGTTCACCATCTTTAAAAATAACGGTACTGGCTTAGGTACGGTGCTGACCAGCGGATCGGACCTGATTGATGGTGCGGTATCTAAATTTTTCAATCCCAATGAATCCGCGTTCATTATTTGCACCGGTTCGGCATTCGTCACGGTAGGTTATGGCGTAAACACTACGTTCGCGTTTAACACGTTGGTAAAACCAGTGACCACCGGTACTGTGACGCTCACGGCTTCTGAAGCCGGGAATACGATTCAAGAGTATGTAGGCAGTCTGACCGGAAATGTGACGGTGATTTTCCCCGGTGCATCAAATCTGTATGTGATTAGTAACCAAGTTACACCGAACGGTTATTCTCTCACGATCAGCACCGGCATCCCGGGTGGGACCAACGCGATCATACCTGCGGGTCAACAGGCGACCCTCATTTGTGACGGTGTAAACTTCTTGAATGCGAACACCATTCAAGCGGGTGGTACCTCGATTCAGCTGAATGATGGTACCGTCGCGAGCCCGTCGCTCTCCTTCGGGTCTGAACCTTCAACCGGTGTGTACCGACCAGCACTCGGGCAGTTTGGCATTTCTATCCTTGGCACCCAAGTGTTAGATGTAGACGCGGCGGGTATCACAGTGACCGGTACCGGGGTGTTCAGCGGCGGTGTCGAAGGAGGCGTGTTTACATGACCGCTAAAGTATTCGCGCTGGATACATTATCAGGTATCCAACGTGATGGCACTGTATTTGATAAAAACTATTACACCGACGGTGTGTGGTGTCGTTTTCAGCGCGGGCGTCCGAGGAAGATGGGCGGTTACCGCCAGATCGTCAATAACCTATCTGGTCCTTCACGGGGCATGTACGTCAACCCGCAGCAAGCATTCACCAATATCTTTTCCGGCTATTCTAATGGCTTGCAGAAGTTACCGGTGAATGATGTGGGTATCGGGGCAGGTCTGACCGATTTTACGCTCACTGGTTTTACGGCGAACGCCAATAATATGTGGCAGTTCGACATCTTCACGGATACCACAGGATCAGGTAACACCTATTTATTGTCGCACCCGGGCCAGAACCTCACACTGATCGACAACGACACCAATACGTCGGTCCTTGGTGGCTTGGTGAACGGTACAACAGCCTCACCAATAGGTGTGTTTACTGACAGCGCTACAACGACTAACGGGAACCCTGTCGTAGTCTTAGCCGCTACCAATTTCCAAATCGGCGCTGGCCAGAAGGTAACTGGTACAGGCATCCCCGCGAACACATTCGTAGTATCTGTGTCCACCACCAACGTGACACTATCGAACAACGCGACTGCCAGCGGTACCGTCACTCTGACGTTCGACAACCAAGTCCAAGTATCCGGCGGTGTGGTGGTGCTGCACCCATATGTGTTCGTGTACGGCAATAATGGCTTGATCAAAAATTGCTCGGCTGGTAATTTTAATGATTGGGTGTCTGCCGATGCGAACGAAGTGAACGTGGCCACCGGAAAAATAGTCCAGGGTCTGGCCGTCCGTGGTGGCTCAAATGCGCCGTCGGGACTCTTCTGGTCGCTGGATTCGCTTATTCGAGTGTCATTTATCGGCGGTGCGGGTACACCACCCCAATATTGGCGCTACGATATCATTTCTACGCAATCCTCGATCATGTCCTCGCAATCAGTGATCGAGTATGACGGTGTCTATTACTGGTGTGGGATCGACCGTTTTCTGTTGTATAACGGTGTGGTCAAAGAGATCCCGAACAACATGAACCAGAACTACTTTTTTGACAATCTGAACTTCGCTCAGCGTCAAAAGGTGTTCGTATCGAAGGTTCCCCGCTTCGGCGAGATATGGTGGTATTACCCACGGGGTGACTCCACCGAGTGCAACGACGCCATCGTGTACAACATTCGCGAAAACACTTGGTATGATGCTGGTCAAGCGATCGGTGCTAGACGATCAGCTGGCTATTTTTCACAGGTGTTTCACTACCCGGTGAACGCCGATTCAGTACCTAATGAAGATGGCGTCATGGACGCGATCAGCATTAACAACGCAGGCACCGGGTACACCAACGGGTCGTATACTGGCCTCGCGGTCGTAGGCGGGAGTGGTTCGGGTGCGACTATCGCTGCGACCGTAGCCGGGAATGTAGTGACGGCAATTTCGATTGAACTCGGTGGTTCAGGATATGAGCAGGGTGATTCGTGCACGGTAGTGATTCCGGGTGGTTCGAACTTCTCGTTCAACGTGACCTTGATCACCGGTCATGTGACGGTGTGGCAGCATGAACTCGGAGTGGATAAAATCACGGGTTCGTCAGTGCTGGCTATCGAATCTTCGTTCGAGACCAACGACCTAGGTTTAGTATCCGGTGGACCATCACAACCGTCTCCGATTGGCGAGAATGTATGGTTGAGACTCGAACGCATCGAGCCTGATTTTATTATGACCAATTAGGTAAGCTGCTGCTTAACGCGGATATTGGCGACGTCAGAGGTTACTAATGTCGAATTATATCCCCTATGATCCTCGCTACATGCAGTTCGACGAATGGGCAGCGCTTATCTGTGAACAGTATGGTGCACAGAATATAGTAATACCTATGCCGGGAATGAAATGGCAGGACTGGGCGGCGGGATTGTTGGCTATCGACATATTCACCAATGAGGCGGCACCTAACCCTTACACCTTCGATGATTGGAAGGAATGGGCGCAGCAGTTGATCGGTGCAGTAAACGCTAACGTGAGCACCCAATGAGTCCGGAAGAGAATCCAAAAGTCGCCGAGGCCATGCAGATAATGCATGACTACTTCGAATCCGAGGGGCAGTCGGAGGAGGAAATACAGGCATCAATAGGTAACATTGCCGCGATGGTCCAAGAACCGGGTGCGAAATTGGTGCAATTCGGGACGGTCATCTTTTTGGTGTTGGTGCGTGGTGAAGGAGTCATCGAGTTCCACACGATGGGATTAGAGCTTAACCCTCGGAACTTAGTCAAACGTTACGTCGAACTGACCAATTACCTAAAGAGCATAGGCACCAAAATCGCTTATTCTTATGCGAGTGACCCACAATTCAAGCGCATCGCGAAAATGACCGGGTTACCATGGAAGACGTTTGATATCGATGTTGAAGGTGAGCCAATGACCGCTTACGTCTTGGAGATGTAAATGCCAGTAATCGTATTTGCAGCGGTAGCATCGGGTGGCGCAGCAGCATTAGGTGCTGGTGCATTAACACTGGTCGGTGTCACTGGGGCATCCACTCTCGCGGCGACTGCGGTTGGTGCAGGTCTAATTTCAGGGGGTGTCACCGCCCTCCAAGGTGGTGACGCGGGAGACGTATTAAAATCTGCGGTGGTCGGAGGAGTGACCACTTATGCGGGCGGGGTGATAGGTGGTAAAGTAGCCAGCTCCGTCACCGCAGCAGCAGCTCCGAAGTTCCCAGAACTTGCAAAAATCATGGGGAATGTGGCCGGAGCCATCGCGCAAGGCGGTACTTCAGCCTCTCTCACTGCAGTCGCATATGGTGGTGATCCCGTTGACGCCCTAATCAAGGGTGGTCTCACCGCTGGTCTGACCGCTGGTGCGATGCAAGGTGTCACTGCGATTACCGGTAAATCTACTGAATTTTCAAAAATACCTGAACCTGCGCAGCGTGCGGTGAATACCGCGATCGCCGCAGGAGCATTGGGTCAAAATCCGAGCGAAGCCGCTGTAAGCGAATTATTGAGTGTAGCTGGCGAGCGCATGGGTAATGAATTCCGAGATTATTCAAAGCAGTTAAAAGATTCGTGGACTAAGACCAAGACCGCCGCAGACACCGTTAATGCAAATATGCAACAACAACAGGCGTTGGCTGACGAATACAATAATTATTATAAGAAGCACACCGACAGTGTAACGACTGCACAAGCTAAAGTAGATGAGTATAATGCGTCGTTTGATGAATACAAACGCTTAGAGAAGTCTGGTGCCAGTGTCGCGACACTCAACACTCAAGCGGAAAAAGTGAACGCGTTGGCGGCTGAAGCGAATAAGCTTATCGAACCCTTAAAAGCATCAGAAACAAATCTAGCTTCTTTAAGGACCAAATTCGATACGACCGCGAATCAATACCAAACGTATTACGATCAATATGCGAAAGCGCAGAGTGATCTCGATGCCACCACAAAATTATTCGCGGACGCGGAAAATGAGAACTTAAACGTCGTCAAGAAGTATTACGAAGACGTCAATGACATCAAAACCACGTTTAAGGATGAGTTAGGGCGTGATGCGACCGCGAAGGAATTAGCATCACTGTTCAAGACTGACGACTATAACACCACAGCGAGTGATTATGTCTCGCAGAAGAAGTGGGAAGCAATGTCGCCTGATGAACAATATCAGGCCAAACTCGACTTCTTACAGAGTTCGGTGGCTGACGCATCTGGCACAGTATTGCCTTCTAGCTTCTACAAGATACCAAAGGATGTTCAAAATCTAGAGGGTTTAGCGGCTAGACCGGGCGAAGTCGCGGGTGATATCATCCCAGTATTAGAGGAAGATGGGAATTACTCTTATAAGCGAACAATATCGGGTGTTACTCAAGATGGTAAAGAATATGAGTATACTGCAGCATATGACCCACTAGATAAAAATAACCCAGTCACGTACACGGTGTCCGGGGGTGTCACTACCGACTTACCATCGGGTTCTACTATGTCTCCGGTGCTGGTAGAGGCCTCAAGGAGTAGACCTGTCTTTGATGCTAAGGACAGTGTGCCTAGCGGGACACCATTCTCGCAACGAAATATATATAACGCGGCACTTAATGATGCCGTGAGATCCCGTCTGGCATCTGGACAAGCTAGATCAGGTCTTACCACCGCGCAGACTGAACTTGCAGCCGCGCAAGCATCGGGCAACGCTGACGCCATTGCTAAAGCGAAGGTAAAAGTAGACAATGCGACCGCACAAGCGGCTGAAGCTGAAGCCGCTGAAAAAGAGAAGGTGGGCCGTCTCGAAGAGGTGACAGTAGAGGGTCAACAAGAAGCCCAATACCGCTATCGTCGTGCGCAACAGTTGATGGGCGAAGCGCCAACCAATATCATATCTGGCGGTGGCGGTTATGGTGAATCTGATCCTTCAGGCCTGCTGATTGCGGGTGAAGAATCCGCCCCGAGTGGTTGGACAATGCCGGGTCTTAAAGAGCGTTTCCTTAAAGCTGGTCTCGCGCCCACCACGGGATACCAGTCGATCTTTGATCCAGTAAAAACTACCGAAGAAATTATCAGCCCGGAAGAAACCCCGGAGGAACCCAGCATGTACTCACCATTTACTGACACCTTTGCTGCACCAACCGCAAACATGGCGCAAGATCCTTTCGCCTACTCGATGCAGAACATCCCGTCGGCCAGTATGACCCCGGATCCATTGGCGCAATCGGCTCCCACCACTCCGAATTCGTTTTATAGTTACGGGAACCCGAATCCCCTGCAGACGTTTACTCAAAGCCCCTTTTATCAGACGCCTACATCCCAGATCCAGCAGTTGGCTCGCGGGGGTCTAGCCCATTTTGCACGCGGCGGTCCGATCGATTCATTCGCGGCATTGTTCGCGGCGGCAGGCGGCCATTCGAAGGTTCCGCATAAAGGGTCACACTATGTGCAGGGTGCCGGTGGCGGGCAAGATGACCTGATCGACGCCCGTTTGGCTGATGGTGAATATGTCTTTGACGCGGACATCGTCGCCGCACTCGGAGACGGGTCGAACAAAGAGGGGGCCAAGAGGCTCGACAAAATGCGCGAAGCTATTCGGACACACAAGAGGGGTGCTCCGAATGATAAAATACCGCCTAAGGCGAAATCGCCATTGGCATACTTCAAAGAGGCGAAATAATGGCACTTACTCAGGGGTCGCCGCTACCCGACGTAACGACTACTACCTCTCAGGTCACCCAAGCACCTGATTATTACACAAACTATCTCAGTAATCTCGCGCAAGCGGGAACCGCTGCAACGGGTATGGACCCGTCCAAGATGGTGGCCGGGTTCTCGAACTTGCAACAACAGGGGTTTGGGGCTTTACCGGGTGCCGCGACGGCTTACAGACCGCAGCTGACTGCCGCCGAGCAGACCGCCGCGACTGCTGCCGATGGCATCACTCCGGGCCAGATTCAGTCGTTCATGAATCCATACACCCAGTCGGTGGTGGACGAAATGGCTAGACTGTCTAGCCAAAACGTGCAACGAAATGTCTTACCGGGTCTCCGAGCAGCATTTGGCGGTACCGGTGGCTTCGGGTCTAAACGATTCGCGGACGTCACCGGTCAGACTCTAGGTGATATCCAAGCTGGTTTACTCGGTGAGCAAGCCAAGACGCTTCGTGCCGGGTATTCAGATGCGTTAACCGCCGCCCTTTCTGAACAGCAACTGCGAAATGCGGTCGCCCAGACCCAAGGGGCGCTGGCTGGCAAAGAGCAAGAGCTGGGTCTCGCCGGTGCACGTGGACTGCTTGATGCAGGTGCCTTGCAGCAAGCGCGTGAGCAAGCGGTTATCGAAGCTCCGCTTAAACAGGCGACTAATGCGGCAGCGTTGCTGCGTGGATACAATATTCCCACCAGCGTGTCACAACGCTACACCGGTCCGATGCCGGGTGCATACAGCTCGTCGCCACTACAGACGATTGTGGGTCTGGGTTCGTTATTCGCGTCGTCGGGATCGGGTAAGAGCGCCGCATCTGGCGTCTCGGACTTCTTGGGTAACCTACTCAAGGGTGCGACTTCAGGTAGCCCGTCGAGTTCGGGTGCTTATAATTTCAACGACTACATCAATATCACCCCGCCCACTTATTACAACTCTCAGACCGGCGGTTCGAACCTCCCGAATAGTGGCAGCGGATATTACTAATTAGGCGGCGAATTATGGCATCAGCACTTAAATCTGCGAATCTCGTGGCACCCGAAGTCTTGGGTGGCGAGGGGTCAATTTACGCCCAAAAGTTCGCGAGAGCCCAAGAGGCCGAAGACAAACTCATGAATCTTCTGGAGCAGCGGAGTACCAATAGAATCAGCATGCCATATCTGGCACTAGCCGGTGAAATGCTCGACCCCGGTCGTACTGGTTCGTTCGGCGAAGCGTTGGGACGTGGTGCAAAAGCCTATGCTGGCGCACAACTGGCCGAAGAGAAGGATCTTCGCGAAAATGCATTACTAGAAATGCAGCTGGCACAAATGGGTGCTGGTCAAGCACTTAAGCGTCAAGCGCTCGCCGACCTGCATACCGAGATGGCTCCGGGGATGACTGCACCGGGTGCACCCGAAGGCGCGTCGCTGGAGGGCGAATTGCCAGCTGCACCAGTCGTGTCTCAAATGTCGGGTCCTTTACAAGGGAAGCCACTCACACCGCGCGTAATCTCCCGCATGAAGATGGTCGATAAAGATTACGGCGACGCGCTGGAGACGGAATTCAAGCTTCAACTTGACCAACGCAGGGTCGAGCAGGACCAATTCGCAGCCGGTCAGGGGTATGTGCTGGACAAGGCGACTGGGAAAGTAAAACCAATCCCCGGTGCCGAAATGCGCAAGGAATACGTGCCGGAGTTGGGGGGTGACCTCATGATGTCGATGGAAGACGTCATGACCATCCGTGACGCCCGAAATAATAAAGACACTAAGACCGTATATGAGGTTATCGACAAGTATGGCAAGGGCGTTGGACCTCGCCCGGTCGTCGAACCTCCAGCAGGTGAAGCACCCAGTGATATCACCGGACTGCCGAAAACGACTTCGCAAAGAGAAGTATCTGCTGCCCGCGAGAAGGAAGTAGCCACCACTCTGGCTAAAGACCAAGCGGACAACAAGCCCGGTGTCGGCAATGCAATGTGGCAGGTGATTCAAGATTCTTTACAAGCCCACTCCGCATCCGGTGCCCCCGGTGTGCAGGTGGATATCAAGAGAACCGATCTTGAATCAGCACTTCAGAAAGTGGATCCTGATTTTAAAATCTCGGACTTCACGGACTTGTCGGTGCTGGCTAGTAACCTTGCTCGCCTCGAACTCGGCATGCGAAAACAGATCTATGCCGGATCTGGTATGGGTTCAGTGTCTAACCTCGAAGGCCAGCCGATCAAAGACATCATCGGCAACCGGTATGACACGCCCCAAGCCCTTCAGAAGAAGATGAAGCTCGCCGGTCGGGCATTCGACTTCGACATGGACGTGGCAGAATCGTTCAGAAAATGGAATAAATCGCAGGGTGATAATAAAACGCTTAATGATTACTATTCAACACCTGAATATACTCGGCTGGTCAACGGGTTCGAACAGTGGTTGTCGAAGAATCTAGGTATACCATTCCGGAAACGCGGTGGTGAGTCTACGGTATCGAATAAAAATGCCATAATGGATGAGATCCGCAAGCGCCGGGGAGATAAACCATGAAGTTCGATGTCTCAAAGCTGACCGACGACCAACTACGGGTCGCCGAGATGATCATCAAGGAAGCTGAAGCCCAAGGCGTGAACCCGGACTTAGTGCTGCCGATGGCCTACGTCGAAAGCCGGTTTAATCCGAATGTCAAGGATTCCGAAGCCGGGGCGATGGGCGTCATGCAACTGATGCCCGGTACCGCCAAGGACATGAAAGTCGACCCCCGGGATCTGAAAGATAACATTCGGGGCGGTATCAAGTTCATCAAGGTATTGATGGACCACAAAAGCGTCGGTATGGACCCGACTCGGTTGGTGGCTGCATATCACATGGGACCAGACGCGAAGTTCTTCAAGACAGGCGACCCCGCAGACATCGGCGACCAAACGTTATCTTATGTGGATTCAGTGAACACTCTGTCGGGTGGGGTGCTGGCTCCGATCAGCGTCGGAGAATCCGCAGGTGCTGGAGAAGCCGCGCCCGCTCAGGGTGAAATGACACCCACTGGTTCAGATGAAGCGTGGCAAGCGTCCGAATTAAGCACACCCACTGAGGACGCTGGGCCCAAGCCTTACGGATTCTCGCCATCCACTATGGCGGCGGGTGCAATCCCGGGCGCAACCACTGGCGCGGCGATAGGTACATACCAAGCATTTCGACCTGCAGCAACCGGCGCATTGTCCGCTCTTGAAAGATTGGGAACCGCCCCTACAGCCCCGGGTACACCGGGTGCTCCTCCAGCGGCGGGCGGTATGCCTCCTCCGCAAGGACCTGCTAGTCGGACTCCGGCGGGCGGACAAGGTACGTTTAATTACGCGAAGAAATTCGGCCTCACCGATTTTGATGCTGCGAGAGCGGCCAATATGTCGAAGGGTCCGGGCGGGTCCTGGGATGTCGCCCGCCAAGTGCGTGAAGCTGAAGCCAAAATCGGTCCCGGGTATCGCATGGTGCCTGAACGCGCCGATCTCCTGCTGCCCGAGCAAGTGGGTTCCGGCCCCCGGAGTGCAAGGACTGTCCCAGTGCCACCGGTCCCAGTAGAATCACCATCAATGCTCCGTCGTGCAGCGGATGTGATGGCTAAAAACCCGATGATTTCACGCACTCTAGGTGGTGCCAGCATGGGTGCCCAAGGCGCTGAGGCTGCCGAACGCTACCGCAGCGGGGATATCCCGGGTGCGATCGCCATGGGTGTCGGTGCGCTAGGATCAGGTCTATCTATGACTCCCGCCGCTGAAGTCGGAATACCGATGTCGATTGCAGGTCCCGCAGCTGCCGCCACCATGGATTATTATCGGAATCGACCCCAGCCAAGCCTAGAAAACCCGGTTATTAGCATCCCGGCAACTATCTTGAGGGATCTGAAACAGACCGAGCAACGTTATCAGTCCAATCTGCAAAAGGCCCGAGGCGCGACGGGAGGCTTCTCCTTGCCTCCGATGCAGTAATCGCTATATTAGTAGCCACCATCTCTCTCTTCGGCCTCCGAGGTACCGCCCGTGCGGTCCCGGGGGTATCTTTTTATGAGGGCTACCATCTCGTCCGGACACTCGGTATAGTCTGTTCCATCACTGGGGGTCTGATGGAACGGCTCATGGAACAGCCGAGTTAGTGTCCACTTACGCGGAGAGCGAAGACGCGCACGTATGTAAGAGCACTCCCGAGAAGTTTGTATCCGTTGTATATACCGTTCCAGCCGTCTGGACATTCTCTGTCAACGGCTTGCGACAGGCATAGGGGGTCGCGTGTGTGGAACAGCGGATACAACTGGCCCAGAGGCCGCGTCCGTCTTGATTCTTCGCCGTTCCATGATATGTTCCATTGAGATGGAACACCGGATACAAACGTTGTCGATTTGAAAATAACAATTCCGCATTGCACGGAAAACCAACTGGATATAGTGTACCACAAATCGGGGGTCTAGTCAATCACCGGACACTGTGTTATAATCCTGATTATAGAGCATATTAGAGGGTATAATGAGTGGCCTAATCAAAGATTTCGCAGACCTGTTCGTCGGTAATCTCCGGTCCTACGGGCAGTACGACGCCAAAACCGATCGGGCGGTAACCGAAAAGGGTGAGGTGGCGTTCGAGCATTACGAAAGTCATGTGAATGGTGGTACCGGGCTGGGGATTGTCCCGATCTCGGATGGCGGCACGGTGATGTTCGGCGCCTTGGACGTGGATAACCACGATGACCGGTCGAAAGACGTGGATCTGGCCGGACTGGTCGAAAAGATCGAGCGACACCGGCTCCCATTGGTAGTTTGCCGGTCCAAGTCCGGGGGTGCACACTGCTACCTGTTCGGGTCGGAGTGGCTACCTGCCAAAACCGTCATTCGAATGCTGTCTTCATGGCGGGATATGCTACAGATTCCGCATAAGGTCGAGGTGTTCCCGAAGCAGGACTCAGTGGTCACCAAATCCGGCGAGAAGTCGCTCGGCAACTGGCTGAATCTCTGCTATTTTGGGGGCGACGCGACCAACCGGTATGCACTCGACGCGGGTGGTAATAAGCTGTCGTTCGAGCTGTTCATCCAGTATGCGCAGTCCAAACGTATTTCTGCCGAGCAGCTGACCGATATGGCAGGCAAGGAGCATCTGGAGGCACCGCCCTGCATCCAAAAGATGATCCACACCGGGGTCGAGTCTGGTGCTCGTAATGAAGCCATGTACAACGTGGTGATCTACCTCAAGCGTGCACACCCGGAAACATTCTTCGATGACGCGATGGCGTTAAACAAGACGATGTTCGACCGGCCTCTTGGTAATCAGGAAGCTCGCAAGGTGATTAGGTCCGCGTCTCGGCGTGACTACCAATACAAATGTGGCGAGGAGCCATGCAAATCGCTCTGCGATCGCAAGGTGTGCGTCACTCGTGAATATGGGATAACATCTGATGAAGCCAAGGCGCTCGAAGCATACGATTCTCTTCCTCAGTTCAGCGATCTTATTGAGTACCAGTCCGATCCTCCTCGCTGGGGTCTCCATGTTAACGGTAAGCTTATCGCAAATATTCCTACTGTCGTGCTGCGTGACCCAAATACTATGGGAACTCTCATATTTGAGCAGCTTAAGATCAATATTCCGAAGATTACGCAAGACGCGTGGAGAAAGCGGATTCTCGACCCATTAATACCGAATCTTCGGGTGGTCGAAGTACCAAAGGAGGCATCAGCATCGGGTGTCATCGCGCAAAAGTTCTCCGAATTCGTGCAGAAAGCCGATTTGTCGTCGGATGGTCGAGACCCGCAAGACAGGCGAGCGTTGACCCGCAATATCCCGGTGGTGCAGGAGGTGGATGGGGTGCGGTGTATCGTGTTCAAGGGGATCGCATTCTCTGAATTCTTGAAACGTAACAAGGCCGAACTTCAACAGGGTATGGATCTCTGGACCACGCTGCGGCGCGAATGTGGTGCCAATCACACCAAGATGAGAATCCCGGGCCAGAATCACCCGATGAATGTATGGTACGCGCCCATCAGCAGTGACTTAGAGGATAAAGTAGATGCTCCAGACTTCACACCAGAGTATTAAAATCACGTTCGACGCCAAGTCAGGCAGATTCATTATTGAGTCGCCTCCTTACTTGATCGACAAGATCCGTGCGATTCCGCATTTGAGACGGCAAGAGACTCGGTCAGCAGACAATCAATCGCACCGGTGGCCAAGTTCCCAGCGGATTATCAGTTCAAGACCGAACCGCGTGAATATCAGCGTCTGGCAATCGCGATGTCGTGGATGAAGCCCGGATTCGCGTACTACATGGATATGGGTACCGGCAAGACTAAAACGTCCATTGATTTATACTCGGCATATTTCTTAAAGGGTGAAGTAGATCGATTATTGGTGCTGACCAAGTTCTCGACGCGCATGAATTGGGTACGCGAGTTTAACATTCATTGTCCGGTTCCACATGAAACATTAATTCTCGATACATCGAAGCCCAAGGTATTTGACGAATTCAACACACGACCGGTTGATGGGCTAAAAATATTGATAGTAGGCACCGAGTCATTGGCCGCAGGTTCGGCGGTGTTATATGCTGATCGATTTGTCAATACGTCTTTCCGCGCTGGAATGATCGTTGATGAAGCGCACATGATCAAGACTCACAACGCGGTGCGCAGTAAAAACGCGATCAAGATCGGCAAAGGGGCAAAATACAAGTTGATTATGACCGGCACTCCGGTGGCTAATGCTCCGATGGATTTGTTCATGCAGTTCCAGTTCCTGGATGACAACATCATCGGCACCGGTGACTTTTATTCATTCCGGAATCGCTACGCGGTGATGGGTGGTTACGAGGGTCGCGAGATCATCGGATACCAGAATATGGAGGAGCTGATCGAACTGGTGTCGCCTTATGTATACCAAGTCAGAAAGTCCGACGTACTTACTGAATTACCGCCTAAAGTATATGAAATCCGAGAAGTGCAATTCAATGAGAAGCAAAAAGAGCTGTATCGCGACCTTGCTAAGAAAAACCGCACAGTCATGGGGGATCGAGGACTCACAGTCAATACGGTGTTGGAGAGAATGTTACGACTCCAAGAAGTATGCGGAGGTGTTGTTACATTTGAACGCAATCCGGACATCTTCAATAAGGCCAAGTTCGAACACTCCAGAATCCCCGGCAAGAACCCGAAGGTAGAAGAGCTTCTCGCGATCACCGAGGAGTACCAAGTATCGACGATCATATGGTGTCGGTTCATTGAGGAGATTCATATGGTGACTGAAGCGTTGGCGGCCAAATACGGCGCGGATCAAGTGGTGCAGATATACGGTGACGTCTCTGAAGCTGATCGCGATCGGAACGTGCAGGAATATTTCCAGACTAAGAAAGCGCGGTTCTTGGTGGGCAATGCTTCGACCGGTGGCACCGGACTGAATATGACGGCGGCTGAACTCGTCGTATATTATTCGAATTCGTTCAATTATGTAGAGCGCGACCAATCGGAAGATCGTGCACATCGCATCGGTCAGACTAAATCAGTGTTGTACATTGATCTTGTAATGGAAAAATCGGTCGATGGCGCGATTCTCGAAGCCCTCAAAGGCAAAAAGAATGTATCCGAATTCGTGCGCGAAAGCATCGACACCAAAAATGCCGAGTCATTGCTCGGCCTGTGATAATATGGTATAATACCGGTACATGAGAGGATAAAGATGCCTAAAGTATACGTAACGCAAGAAGTCGCATATGCGGATTATCAGCAAGCCGAACGCTTTGGTGAGGTAGTGTTTTTATGCACGTCCGAGGTGTCGAACATCACTGGCTCGTTGCATAATAGAAAACTGCTCAACGTGATACGCGAGCGATTTCGTGAATATGATCCGGATACCGATTATATCGCGCCGTCTGGATCACCGATAGTGTCGTGTATTGTGATGGCGTTGGCTCGCGAAAAGGGGTCAGTATTTAATTTCCTCAAGTGGAGCAATCGGGATCGGCAGTATTCACAGGTCACGTTCGATCTGAAGGAGACCGGTCATGTCCTTTGAGCCAAACGAATTTGCGAATTATGATGGAATGACCCTCATGGAACTCATCCGTGAGATGCGTCGTGTACAAATGGCTAAAGACGAGGCCGAGACCGAGCTGAAGAAGCTGAATAAACACTTCGATTTTCTGCGCATCACCAAGGTGCCGCAGATGATGGAGGACGAGGGCATTCGCAATTTGAATGTTGAGGGCGTCGGACGGGTGTCTCTGACTGCAGATATGCATGTATCGATCAAAGACGGCCAAAAGGAGTCGTTCTATGAGTGGCTGCGCGACAACGGGCGCTCGGATCTGATACAACCGAATGTAAACCCATCGACGCTGAAGGCGACGGTGAAGAATATGGTGAAGGAAGGAGAAGTGGTGCCGGAAGAGATGCTCAACGTGTCCCCGTTCACCCGCGCTTCAATCACTAAAGCTTAAAAATTCCGCGAGAGCGGATATCTTGGCCTGTTCGCAGGTCTGACACTAACGCCATTTAAAGGAGAATTATCATGGCAAAGAGCAACGCAGTGACTAAAGTCGAAGCATTTGCAGTATCGGATGACATGCCCGAATTCCTGAAGAAGGGTTCGCAGCGTGGAGCCGAAAATGTAGGGTCTGATGACGTCATCATCCCGCGAATCGAACTGGTCCAAGCATTATCCCCGGCCAGAAAGAAGAGCGACCCGGCGTACATCGAGGGTGCAGACGAGGGTATGCTGTTCAACAATGTGACCCGCGACCTGTATGGTCCTGATCTCACGGTCGTACCGGTGTATTATGCCAAGCAGCATCTGGTGTGGAAAGACCGCAAGTCCGGTGGAGGTACCAATGGGTTCCGTGGCGCATTTAACAGCAAAGCCGAAGCTGAAGCCGTTATTTCGTCGCTAGGCGAGGATGGGCTGGAGATAGTAGACACGGCCCAGCATTTCGTGTTAGTATACCATGATGGCAAATGGTCGGAGGCGGTCATTTCGATGGCCAAGTCCAAGATGAAGGTGTCGAAGCGTTGGAATTCTTTAATGCGTTTGACCGACACTGACTCCTTCTCGCGGGCGTACAAGTTATCGGCAGTCGTCGAGACCAATGCGCGTAACGAGCAGTATCATAACTTCAATATCTCGGCTCTAGGCTTTGTGTCTAAAGAGGTCTACGAGCAAGGTGAGAAGCTCTATGAGGTAATCAGCAAGGGCGGTGTGAAGGTCAATACCGACTTTGATGATGCAGCAGTGGAGGACTCGCAAGAGTTCTAAGCTACGATGCCCAGCCGCAGGTGGTACAGGTTTTAGTGACGATTTCCCTGTGAACAGCGGCAGTAGAGACTCGATGGCTCCCCTGTCGAGAGGCTCTGCGGACACCCCGGAAAGACGGGGACCCCTTAACGGGGGAAAGCGGATGCTGGTTTATGTCTCCCTAGGGACGTCAAGGATAGGCCAGTGAAGCGAGTACCCCACCCTACATTAGAGGATAGCGATGAGAACATATATTCTACTAGTCACTCTTTCATTGTCTGCGTGTGCTACGGGTGATGACCCACCGGCACGCCAGAAATTAGTCCTTGACCGTGAAGTCAACGCCATGAGCAGGAATGAAGTGATTAACGCGATTTCTGAATGCGAGCACAGCGGGACCCGACCGGTGATGGTATACAGCAAGCGTAAGATTTCTAATCACACTACGGACATCGTGGTAGATGTAACCTGCGCACCGCGTTATAACGCGCCTTGGCTGCGGTGAAAGTAACCGCGATCTACGGGCCACCGGGCACCGGCAAGACTACTGAGATGCTGAGGCGGGTCGAACTCGCGAAGCAGAATGGTGTTCAGGCCGAGCGAATAGCGTTTATGTCATTCACACGTGCGGCGGCGTCCGAGGCTCTGTCGCGTCTGGGTCTGAAGAAGTCCAATAATGTTAGCACCATTCATTCGATGTGCTTTCGTGTGTTAGGTCTGAAACAGGCGCAGGTGGTAGATCCGGCGAAGCTGCGCGAATTTTCATCAATAGTGGGCGTCCCGGTGATTGGTAAGTCACCTGAAGATGACGAAGAAAGGGCAGATGGTGATGCGTACCTCGATATTATCAATTATGCGAGAAGTAAGTTCCTCGTCCCGGAAGAAATATACGACTACTCCGATCGACCCGGCACCCGTGCTGAATTCAATATGTTCGTTCGGGCGTACGCTGATTGGAAAGATACTTATGGATTTTACGACTTCACCGACATGTTGGATCGGGTCGCCCGGAAGAATACAAGACTCGATGCAGAAATCATATTCATCGACGAGGCTCAAGACTTATCACCTCTTCAGTGGCGCGTTATCGAGAAATTCGCAAAATCGGCGGCAGAAGTCGTTATCGCGGGTGACGACGATCAGGCGATTTACACTTGGTCAGGAGCGGATCCGCATGGCATGGCTCGATTCACGCAAAAGTATAGCGGTACTGTGGAAGTTCTCTCGCAATCACATCGACTTCCATCTAGCGTGCACGAGAAATCACAGTCCCTCATTCGCAAAGTACTTAACCGGGTTGATAAGGACTTCAATCCCCGACCGGATATGGGATCCGTATTTTTACACGGCAGTTTCAACTCGGTACATTTCGACCCGAAAGAGGATATACTACTCTTGGGGCGGACGCACTCGGTCCTTCGCGAAATCGAGAGAGATCTGATCGATCGACGCATTCCGTATCTGCGGGAATCTGGCCGACCGGGTATGTTCCAGAACAAGTATGCAAAGGGTATACTCGCATTTAAGAAGCTAGAGAATGGAAAGATGCTGCAAGACGGCGAACGTTCGGCATTGTATAATGTGGCTACCACTGAGACTCGCGTGCTGTTAGACGCGAATGATTATACATCGATCATAAAGAGGCCATTTTATGTTGCGTTGGATATCCCGTTTCGTGTCATTGATTTTTACCGCGATGTGGATCTTAATGTTACTCCTAGCATTAGGCTATCTACTATTCATGCTTCCAAGGGGCATGAGGCTGATCGAGTAATACTGCTGACCGACATGACCCAGCGGGTGGCAGAGACTGCGGATAAATATCCAGAGGATGAGATCCGCGTGTTTTATGTAGGTATGACGAGAGCCAAGAATATTTTGGATATCGTCGAGGGTCATAATGGATTTAAACTTAATTAGCGGAGGATTAGCATGAAAAAAGAGTATGATAATACGAATTCAGGGATGCTTGCGCGAAATAAGCGTAAGGAGAAAGATACACACCCTGAATACACCGGGTCAATTAATGTTGACGGCGTGGAATACTGGATGTCTGCGTGGATCAAGACTGGTGGTCCAGGATCGAAGCTTGATGGTGAGAAATTCTTCTCGATCGCGATCACTCGTAAGGACGAGCCACCCAGTGGATCCAAAGGCAAACCCGATCTGAGTGCGAAATTCGATGACCTCCCTTTTAATTAGCCCCTTGTCAGTCATGTCTGGGTGTGATAAAATGCTTAGAATGACAAGGGGAGTTTTAATATGTCGAGAAGATGGAAGGGACCTGTTATTAAGGTCAGTAACCCCAGATTTGAACCCGGGTCCCCTGAACACGAAAAATATAAAGAAAAGCAACGCAATTACTATTATGCCACTGCGGATGAACAAAGAAACAGAGCTAGAGAAAGAGCACACCAAAAAAGAAGAATTAACCAACAGTATGTGGTTAATTATTTAGTATCTAAATCATGCCAGCATTGCGGGGTGTCTGACACTAGGGTACATGATTAAGACTTTTGAACACATTGGCGGTACGTACCACACAAGAGTCAAACCATGCTCAGAGGAAGAATTTCAAAAGATGATAGAGGGGTTATGAATGTATCCGCGCATAGAAAACCCGAAGGTGTTAGTGATCGATACGGAGACCACCGGCCTCAAGTGGTGGAAAGACAGCGTTTTTGGGGTTTCGCTGTGTACGGAGGACGAAGGTACTTGGTATTTCGATGTTCGGACGGATCCTCGATCTATCGATTGGCTAAATGACCTGATTAAAAACAACCCGCGCACGCTCTGGGTTGGTCATAATTTGAAGTTCGATTATCACTTTCTGCGCGAGGCGGGAGTGGTGCTGCCTGAAGACCGGATCGACTGTACCATGATCCGGGCGGCACTCATCAACGAACACGAACCCACATATGAGCTGGATTTTCTGGCTAGAAAATACGCGGGTGCCCGCAAAGATTCGGAGATCTACGACGAGATGGCTGCCCTTTTCGGTGGCCGTGCGACTCGTAATGCTCAGATGCCAAATATATCACGAGCGCCTGAGGATATGGTGGCACGATATGCGAAACAAGATGCGCTCGCGACGATGAAGCTATATCAGTGGCAGGAGACCCGGATGTCCGAGATCGCCCGGGTGCATGATCTGGAGCGGAGGCTCTTTCCTGTTATAATACGGATGGAGGAGGGCGGCGTGCGGGTGGACGTCGATCGGGCCGAGGAGGCCGTCCGGAGGCTCTCCGTTCGCATCGAGCAGGA